GATGTTTCCATCTTCACTACAGCCCTCACCCAATCACAGATAAATACTGTATTCAATTCTGGTGTTCCAAGTGATATATCAGCTATGGCAGGGCTTGTTGCCTATTACCGTATGGGAGAGAGTGCTAATTGGGATGTTCAGACAGATGAATGGGAAGTACCTAACTACAAATACATTAATAACTATTCATCATATTCGTTTAACTTTGATGGAGTTGACCAGTATGTAGGACTTGGCAATGATTCAGCATTATATCCGGGTACAGGTGATATGAGCTATTCTATGTGGTTTAAAGCAGATGCTGTATCAGGCTATCAGTCTTTAATATCTCCAACCACCTGTACAACTACGGCAAAAGGGGTTTCCATTAATTTATTAGGAGATGAGATTATGGTATTTATGGGGGTAGCTGTAAGCGGTCAATGGGGAGTAAATACAGGTGGAGGAACAGGCGGGGTAGGTCTTTTGACATCAGGTGTAAATATAGCTATTGGAACTTGGTATCATTTAGCAGTCACATTGGATAGGGATGGTGACGGAGTAATATACATAGATGGTAGTGCTGTTTTAACAGCAGCAATGAACCCAAATGACTATTCAGCAACCGACATCACAGCAGCATATAATATAGATATTGGAAAGTGTAATGGTTATTTTGATGGACTGATTGATTCTGTAAGTATATGGTCAGCAGCATTAGCACCAGAACAAATCACATCAATATACAATTCTGGAGTGCCAAAAGATGAGAGTGCCACTTCTAACCTTGTGGGATACTGGAGAATGGGAGAAGGTGCAACATATACTCCCCCAGTAGTATTCCCCCCCATTGCTGGTTTTTGGAGTATTCCTGATGACTCCACTAACGGAAATACAGGAATTTCTTATGGAACTGCTATTATAGACAGAATAAATAATGCCCCAGGAAATATCACTTCAGGACTTAGCGTTTCTATGGATGAAGAAGATGTAGTGAATAATGCACCCTCAAATACAGAACAAGGACTTAGTGTCTCAATGGATGTTGAAGATAGGGAGACTACAGCACCAGGTAATACTAATCAAGCAAACAGCGTAAATATGCGTGAAACAGCACCTCCAGATGGAAGGTCAACAGATACACCTTAAAACCAAATAATTATGAGTAATCACAAAACTTACATTACGATTAAAACAAGTCAAATAGACACAGTTAATTTTGCAGAAGTCATTGAGAACAGAGAATCATTAAGATATTCTTTAGACGATTCAGAGTTTATCTGCAAATGGAGATATGGCGCACCTTATATGCCTGAGAGTGTTGCATTGGTTCCTGAAGCAGACCGCTCAGATTTAATGGATCACGCCACAGCTCTTGCTCTAATGGCCACCAGTGCCTGGACCGATCCCAACCCTCCTGCATAATGAGTATGCCTGTGACCATAAAAGAGTTTACAAAAAACCCTGTCAGCAGCATCGCACTGCTTTCTCTATGTGCAGTCATTTACCTGTATATTGACCTTCGGGAGATGATGGTAAAACAAGAAAAGTATTTTCTCAATGAGATTGAAATGTTACGGGCAGAGAATAAAGAGCTTCAAAACAAATACATAGAACTGGCTAAAAGCATAAAATGAGATTAGCTGCCCTAATGACATTCATTATCATCCTGGTCATCATGGCCGGATGCCCTCCCAAAACACAGGAGGAGTGTGAGGTGCCAGTGGTGAACTACGATTCGCTGTTCAGCTTGGGTGACAGTGCCATGAAACAGCATTATATCCAACAGGCGCAACAATATCTGGTGCAGGACTCACTGAGCAGGGCCATGATCACATATAAGGATCAGCTTATCAACAGGGAGAAGGTGGAATCAGAGATCAGGAACAGGGTGATATTCAAGGATACCACCATCATCAGGAGGCATATTGTCAGGCAAGTGGACACAATAAGGGTGGTAATAAGAGATACATTATATGTGCCCTTTGAGGTAGTGGTCCAGGAAAAGAAAAAGAAAAAAAGAAAATGGAATTAGCAATAGCCAGTACATTTGCAGCAATCTATTTGATTATTGTTTATGGCAATAAATCTAAACGCAAACGATGAAGTGGTTGTGGATTTTATGTATATTGGGCTGTGGCATTAAATATGAGGTGGTGCAAGAGGTACACCCCGGTATGTATCACACCGTAGGGATAAAAAATAAAGATGTAATTATTTATAAAACAGACACAATACTAACCCCAGGGGATATCGTAAAAATCCCCAACAAAACAAAAAGGCAGAATAGAAAAGATGGAAATTAAGGATATTGTACGAGCTATGACTATAAAGGGGTACGCGGTATTTGAGAACGACTCAAAGCCTTTAAACATAAACTATGTAGGTATAAGAGACACATCAAGCGTCAACACCTTTAACGATACTTTTGTGATGTTCTGGAAATATGCAGGGCAGTGGAGTTCTTTCTGGCGACCAGGAACCACAGACCCAGGAATATACTGGCTAAACAACCCATCTAACCCTCACGGTACTGCCATCTTGAAGGAAGGGCAGTACAGGGGAGCATGGAAGCTGGGAAAACATCAGGGAAAATATGACGCCCTTGTTCAGAGAAAAGAGGTGACTGTTATCAGGGATGGTAATAAGGATGGGGTTCTGGATTTAGATTCTGGCTATGAGGAATCGGGTTTTTTTGGCATCAACCACCACCGAGCCAATGCACAGAATGAAAGCGTGCAGGTAGACAAGTGGAGTGCGGGTTGCCAGGTAACGGCAGACCCACACCTATATGATATATTTATTCAGATATGCAAAGAGAGTGAAGAAGTATGGGGAGAAGGATTGACCTATACATTATTAAATGTAAATGATTTTAACTAAATTCGTAAAACTATGAAACTAGCAATGAAAGCGATATTGAAAAAAATCGGCAAGACGGCACTTAATGTAGTGGATCATACTGTGCTTGGTGGAGCTATGAGCAAGACACAGGGCACTGACATAGGAGGCAAAGGACAGATTCCTTGGCTGGAAGTAGCTGCTGCCCTTATACCTATTGTGTTGCTGACGGCCCTGTTCGCAGGATGGATAGACATTTCACAATTAAAGGAACTTTTAAAAATCTTATAACAATGGCAAAGATTAGTACATATGCAACCAGTACCCCAGTAGCTACAGACCTCCTTTTAGGGACTGATGTTGGGTCAGCGGATGCTACCAAGAATTTCACTGCTCAATCTTTATTTAATATAGTGACGGCTCTTGTTGCATATAATGATGATGCGGCAGCCGGTGTTGGTGGTTTGGTTGCAGGACAGCTTTACCAAACAACAGGTGCAGGCGCTGCGCCTTTAAATGCGGCGGGAATTGTAATGGTAAAACAATAAAGTTTTAATTTAATTAAATGGAATCTAATAAAATGGGGGCTGAGGATTTATCTCAGCTCAAGGCGTTGCAACAGGGTTTTGCCAATGCGCGCATGCAGTTAGGCGATGCAGTAGTCAATATATCGCGCCTGGAACAGACAAAAAAGTCCCTTACTTTCGATGTGGAGAACAAAGCTACGGAGCTTCAGAACTTCGTGTCTTCGCTGGAAGAGAAGTACGGCAAGTCGAGGGTGAACCTAGAAACCGGGGAACTGACAAAAGATGGTAATTCGTAAGGTATCAATAGGGCTAGATGTAAAGTCCCAGGCGATGCACTACATTATCAACCAGCGCGTTGTTGACGGATCTTATACCATCCACCTCATCAAGAGGGAGGGTAATGGTAATGTATGTATATGGATACAGAAGGAAGATATTGTGGTGCTGTGGAAAGAGTTTAATGCGTCGATGCCTATTTCAATAGAATATAACATTGATTTTTGATGCGTTCACCATTTCATTTTATTGTAAAGCCTCTGGGTGGCAAGAGATATGACAACATCCACACCTATGGGGATACTGAATTGATTATCTCTTCCTCTCAAGAAGACCATACCACGACAAACAGATTTGCAAAAGTTATGTCTACCCCTACTCATTACCAGGGGGAGATACAAGAGGGGAATATCCTTTTGGTACACCATAATGTTTTTAGAAAATACTACGACATAAAGGGGCGCGAGAAGTCGGGACCATCCCTGTTTAAAGATGACATCTACCTAATAGACCATGACCAGTTCTTCCTTTATAATAGGGGCGATGGGTGGGAGGCGCCAGGAGACTGTTGTTTTGTGTCCCCGGTAAAAAGCGATGACAATACTCTTTTTAACCATAACGCAGAGGATCATAACCTCAAGCCACTGGAGGGAGTCATTGTCTACGGCAATAAAACTTTAGTTAGTATGGGCGTAGAAGAGGGAGATGTTGTATCTTTTCAGCCTGAAAGTGAGTATAAATTTACTATAGATGGGAAAACCCTCTATAGAATGTATAATCGAAACATATGCGTAAAGATTTAAAATCATTAAAATTAAATATAATCGAGGCAGGTGAGGCTGCGGTCAAAGAACTCATTAAAGTAGCAAAGGAAGATATTATTAAACCAGACCCTGAAGATGACTTGGCTGCCGACAGGCTAAAGAATGCGGCGGCTACAAAAAAGCTAGCTATCTTCGATGCCTTTGATATTGTTAAAAGGATAGAGGAAGAGAGGGAGAACCTGGATGGTTATTCCCTCACCGCTAATTCCACCACATCCCAGGGGTTTGCCGAAGGAAGGGCAAAATAAATGGATGGATTATATTCTATTGATAAGGAGGCAATTCATAAGACCTCTATTCGCCTCAAGAACAAGGCGCGTAGCTGGGAGTATGGCTATGACCCAAATTATGATGTCGTCGTCATCTCCAAGACAGGCACTATTGGTGAGGTGTATGTCATCAACGGTCTTAAGATAGCACTTCCCCCCACCCCTGACACCCTCGATAACAGCAATGATAAGTGGGTTTCAGCTGAGTACCCTAGGATTTTAAGTCGCCTACGGACTATCTTTGACTGGAATAAGATGGATAACGGATTTAAGGCACAGCACATTGAATTTATAGAGCAGGAGTTTGACAGGCGCGAATACGGGCACTGGTTCTATAATAACGGCAAGAAAACATATATCAGCGGCACCCATTATATGTATCTCCAGTGGACAAAGATCGACGTGGGTAAGCCAGAGTTCAGGGAGGCGAACAGGATATTTTATCTTTTCTGGGAGGCTTGCGTTGCCGACAACCGTAGCTATGGTATGTGCTACCTAAAGAACAGGCGTTCAGGATTCTCTTTTATGAGTTCGTGTGAGGCGGTGAGCACCGCCACCATAAGCAAGGATGCGCGCATAGGCATACTCTCCAAGACAGGTGGTGACGCAAAAAAAATGTTCACCGATAAGGTGGTGCCGATCTCCAGCAACTACCCCTTCTTTTTCAAGCCCATACAAGATGGTATGGACAAACCCAAGACGGAGTTGGGGTATAGGGTGCCTGCCTCCAAGATAACAAAGAAGAACATGTTCTCCACAGACGATGTTGATGTGGAGGGGCTGGATACGGTGATAGACTGGAAGAACACTGCTGATAACAGCTATGACGGGGAGAAGCTCCTACGACTAATACATGATGAGTCGGGCAAATGGGATAAGCCTGAGAATATCCTTAACAACTGGAGGGTCACCAAGACGTGCCTGCGTCTGGGTAGCCGTATAGTGGGCAAGTGCCTTATGGGCTCCACAGCCAACTCAATGGATAAGGGAGGGGAAGATTTCAAGAAGATTTTCGAGGACTCCCTGCCAGAAAATAGAAATGCCAACGGTCAGACCAAGTCGGGGCTCTATTGCCTTTTCATACCTATGGAATGGAATTTTGAAGGGTATATGGATGAGTATGGACATCCTGTATTCAAGACACCACCAAAGCCAGTAAGGGGGGTTGACGGTGGATGGATAGATACCGGGGTGCTGGATTATTGGCAGAACGAGGTTGACTCGCTAAAATCTGATCCCGATACCTTAAATGAGTTTTATCGCCAGTTTCCCCGCACTGAATCGCACGCCTTTAGGGATGAGAGCAAATCATCACTGTTCAACCTTACTAAAATATACCAGCAGATAGACTATAACGACTCGCTGATAAAAGACCACGTCCTTACCCAGGGCGCATTCCATTGGCGTGGAGGGGAGAAGGATACTGTGGTGGTGTGGACGCCGGACCCACGGGGGAGGTTCCTGGTGTCGTGGATGCCTGATGTGAGTGGGCGTAATAACTACACGATGAGGAACGGGAACAAAGTACCTAACAACGAGCATATCGGAGCCTTTGGCTGTGACCCGTATGATATTTCGGGAACAGTGGGAGGGGGAGGCTCAAAAGGTGCTTTACACGGAATGACCAAATTTAATATGTCAGGAGCGCCGTCTAACGAATTTTTCTTGGAATACATTGCTAGGCCACAGACAGCAGAGATATTTTTTGAGGATGTGCTTATGGCTTGTGTGTTTTACGGGATGCCTATATTAATAGAGAACAACAAGCCCAGGCTCCTGTACCATTTCAAGAATAGGGGGTATAGGGCATTTTCTTTGAACCGACCCGACAAACAGAAAACACAGCTGTCCAAGACAGAGCGAGAGCTGGGAGGCATCCCTAATACCTCAGAAGATATCAAGCAGGCACACGCCGCCTGCATTGAAGGGCATATCGAGAAATATGTAGGGTTGGATTCTGAAGGGACCTACCGAGACCCCCTTGAGATTGGTTCGATGTATTTTACACGCACCCTAAAAGACTGGGCTCGTTTTAATATCAATAAAAGGACGATGCACGATGCCGCCATAAGCTCAGGATTGACGATAATGGCTAACCAAAAAGACAAATTTTTACCTGTTAAAAAAGAATCAAAAATAAGCATTAACTTTGCAAGATATCATAATAGTGGGAATGTTAGTGAAATAATTAAATAAATGAGAAAAGACGCAGTCATCGCCATTAACCCCATCAGCTTCCCAGGACAACTTGCTACTGATGCAGAAAAAGCCACTGAGGAGTTCGGGTTAAAGATAGGACAGTCTATTCAATATGAGTGGTTTAGAAGAGATGGAAACAGTTGCAGATACTATAGTCAGTGGGTAGAGTTTCACCGTTTAAGGCTTTATGCCCGTGGTGAGCAGCCCGTTGGCAAGTATAAAAACGAGCTGGCCATAGATGGAGACCTGTCATACTTGAACCTTGACTGGACCCCAGTACCCATAATACCTAAGTTTGTTGATATTGTCGTCAACGGGATGAACGACAGGATGTTCACCCCCAAGGCGTATGCTCAGGATGCGATGTCCGCCGAGAGGAGACACTCGCACCAGGAGATGATAGAAGCAGATATGGTGGCTAAAGAGTTTCTTGAACAGACACAAAAAGATTTTGGCATTGATGCGTTTAATGTGGATGCACAAACCCTTCCAGACAGCGATCAGGAGCTGGCGCTCTATATGCAGCTTAACTACAAACCGGGCATAGAAATTGCAGAGGAGCAGGCTATTAACACAATCTTAGAGGAGAACCATTATGCCGACACTCGCAAGCGCATAGATTATGACCTCACCACTTTAGGCATAGGGTGCTGTAAGCATTCTTTCTTGGCTAACGAAGGGGTAAAGGTGGATTATGTAGACCCGGCTAATATAGTTTATAGCTATACTGAATCGCCTTATTTTGACGACTGTTTTTATTGGGGAGAGGTAAAACAAGTACCTCTCACTGAGCTTATCAAGATAAACCCCGACCTCACCACAGAAGATTTAAAAGAGATACAACACCTGGGCACGTCGTGGTTTAACTACTACGGCGTGATAGCTCCATATAAGAATGACCTGTTTGACAAGGACGTGGTTACCCTGCTATACTTTAACTACAAAACCACCAAGAAATTCATCTACAAGAAAAAGTTTATGGATAATGGTGGCGAGAAAGTTATACGTAAGGACGAAGGCTTTAACCCACCACTAGAAGAGGAGCCGCGCTTTGAGAAGGTAGAGAAGACAATTGACGTGTGGTATGAAGGGGTGATGGTGATGGGGAGCCAGTACCTACTAAAATGGGAGCTGAGTAAGAATATGGTGCGCCCCAAGTCAGCATCACAATATGCCATCCCTAACTATATCGCCATAGCCCCAAGGATGTATAAGGGTGTAATAGAGTCCTTAGTAAGACGCATGACGACCTTTGCCGACCTTATACAGATAACCCATTTAAAACTCCAGCAGGTAATAGCCAGGGTGGTCCCCGATGGTGTGTATATTGATGCCGATGGATTGAATGAAGTGGACCTAGGCACGGGGGCGGATTATAACCCTGAAGACGCTTTAAGGATGTATTTCCAGACAGGTAGTGTGGTGGGGCGTAGCTTCACGCAGGATGGTGAATATAACCACGGCAAGGTGCCTATACAGGAGCTTAACTCCAACAGTGGGATGTCAAAGATATCAGCCCTTGTGAGCACCTATAACCATTATATGTCAATGATAAGAGATGTGACGGGGCTCAATGCAGCGCGTGACGCATCTACTCCTGATCCTGATGCTTTGGTAGGGGTGCAGAAGCTAGCAGCCCTCAACTCCAACACCGCTACACGACATATCTTAGAGGGGAGTTTGTTTATGACACGCAAACTGTCGGAGGCATTATCTTATAGGATAGCTGACATACTGGAGTATTCTGATTTCAAGGAGGAGTTTGCTAACCAGATAGGGAAATACAATGTGTCCATACTGGAGGACATCAAGGAATTGTACCTTTTTGACTTTGGCATATTTATTGAGGTGTCGCCCGACGAAGAGCAAAAAGCCAAACTGGAAGAGAATATACAGATGGCGCTACAGCAGAACCAGATAAACCTGGAGGACGCCATTGATATCAGAGAGATAAAGAACCTAAAGTTAGCCAACGAGCTACTCAAGGTAAAGAGGAAAGCAAAAGAACAGCAGGACCAGGACAACAAGGCTAAGGAGATGGCTATGCAGAGCCAGCTGAACATACAGTCTTCCCAAGCCGCCGCACAATCTAAGCTACAGACCATACAGGCAGA